GCCGTCCACACGTTGCCGACGCGAGCAATTCGCACCATGCCGTCAAAGTCCGCCCATGTGAAATCGTTAGCGCCGCGCGTGTTTAAAATATCGTGACCATTGGCGACAGTGCCGGCTCGGAGACGCGCCCAGTTTGCTACGTTATTAAGCGAGCGTTTCGTCATCAACATTTTGGCGACGAAGTTATTGTTTGCGTCAAGTAAGGCGACCTCCACGCTACCGACCCTTCCGCTTGTGCTCGATTGATGAATAAGCGCGTCGACTTGGAAGTCTTGAATCGACGAACCAATCGATATCTTCTTCGCCGGCCCGTGCCAGCCTGCGTTCGTGCCGAAATCATCCGTGTAGAACGAGTAGCCTGTCGTTTTCATGGTTCCGGTGATGACGCCTTCTTCGACCGACGTCGAGTCCGACCATCCCGTTAACGTGTTCATTTCGTGCCAAAGCTTGCGTTCTTCGCGCACGACTGGCGCTTGGTCAACGTCTGCCGTCCGCCCGACCATATTGATTTTGTCGCCGTCGGATATTGCGACGAAGGTTACGTCTTGGTCTAGCGTTACAGATACGACCGGCTCCGTTTCGACCGAACCGTTGACGTTAAAGGTGGCCGTGTCAACAAACTCCGTCGTCATTTCCGGTCCGTATTTGTATGGGTCGGGACAGATAAACGAAATCGTTCCGCTGCCGTGCGCTACTAATTCTTCCGGTGTAAAACTTCCGTCAACAACTGCGTAATAAATCCGATCCGGTTCATCGTCAAATATGAGTTCGGCCGGCTCCTCGGTAATCAACCATTCCGCGAAATCTTCGGACATTTTACGCAAGTCGTCCGCACTTTCAGCCGACACCATGACGTCAATTTCTATCGTGCGAATGTCCGTCTCGGTCGAATCTAAAAAGGCGCCGGGACGTCCTGGTATCGTTAAATAAGAACGTTTCACCGGCGCCCAATATTGACGTTTCTTTGCGATGGTTAATACGTAATCCTTGCGAACGGAGTTAAATGAAAATCCGTTGGTAAACATTTAAAACCGCCCCTTTCTATCTTGTTTAAACGCCTGTACTTCCGTTACATGAGGCTCGACTATTCGGCCAACTTCTCTATCGTCCATAACGACAATGGCATTAAATCCACGAGTCATCTTGCCGTCCATACTTTGAAGCAACGAAATAACTGCGTCGTTATTTTGAGCGCTCGGTTTATTCGTAAAGCCTGCGTCAATCATGCGCATGAGATTCGCTTGCTGTGCTTCGGTAAGTACCGCTTCATTACGGAGCAAACGGACGTCCACTTCGTTATGATTCGGCATGCTTGCGAATTGTGACGCAAGTCCTCCGACATGCAGCTTCGGCATTTGACCGCGACCGACGATACCGCCCGTATGATACTTGAGCGCGTTGGCTTTCGAGTTGCTGTAATTATTCGAGGATATCGTGTTCTGATAAATTGTTTTCGTGATATCCTTGCCGAGCTCCGCGTTCATCTGCTGCGCTTTTCCGATGATTTCTTCGACCTTCGTTTTAGCGCCCGCAAGCTTATTAATCTGCTCTTGAATCGCGTCACGCGCTTGTTTATATTCGGCAGTATTTCGCTGGTTAACTGGCGTCATATCTTGGAGATCTTTCTTTTGTTTCTCGAGTTTAGCGATAGCACCGTCAATGGCTTTGATTTCTTCGCCTTTTTTAGCCGTCAATCCGACTTGCTTCAGCTCAAGTTCCGCCATCTTATACTTAACTTCGTCAAGCTTACCGATTTGCTCCTTGATTTTATCTAGTTCCTTCGTTTGGTCGACAAGCTTATTCGCCTGTTCTGCGCGCTGTTTCTTAATCGCCTCAACTTTGTGCTCTTCCATTTCGATAGTCCTTGTTAAGCGATCGACTTCTAAATCGTCATGGTTCGCCCTTGCCTCGGCTAAATCATCGTATAGGCCGTTAACCTTTTTGCGTTGTTCTACTTCTTTAACGTCTAAATCGCCCAGCTTCGTCTTAATTCCGTTAATACGCTTGATCGTTTCCTCTTCTTTACGAAGGTAGTCGTCTTGGTTCGCCTCAGCCTTCGCCCTTTGAGCGTCAAGCTCCAAACGAATCCTCTCGTATTGTTGCGCATTATACGCTTTAACTTTGTCGGTATTTTCGAGGATGGCATTTCCTTGTTCGGAAATTTTAGACGTAGCTTCCGGAACTTTTTCGATGAGATCTCCGTTAAGCTGCACCATCTTATCTAGTTCTTCGTTAGATAGTCCGGACTTCTCTCTTAAAGAATTTTGCTCCCGGGTAAGTGCTTCAATTATTTTCGGATCGGCCGTCTCTTTGAGAATCGAATTGATATCGATAAACCGAGCAAATTCATCGTTAGTTAACTTTGACTTCGCCTTTAAATCGTCGAATTGCTTAATGCTCACGTCTAGGCTATTCGCTTGTTCAATCATAGCGTCAGCCGCTTCGAGTGATACTTCTTTCATTTCGTTTTGATGCACGACTACGCCGGCAATAACACCAGCCAACACTGAAGCTCCTGTTATAAGCCATCCTGCCGGTCCCATCGTCAAAAACAACGCCCGAGTCGCTGAAACAAGCTTAACTAGACTTGACCCTAATAACGCTACGCCCGCAGCAGTTCCGGCAAATGCCAGAGATCCTTTTACGTCAGCCTTACTTAAATCACGTACAAAGTTAGTAACGTACTTAGCGAAATCAGTAAGCATCGGAAGGAAATCTTCGCCTAATTCAATTCCGAGTGTTTCCAGGCTTCCTTTTAACTCCTCAACACTTCCGAGAAGGTTATCGAGCTTAGTCGCCGCTGTGTCAGCAGCCGTTATCTTGCTCATAGCGTCGGCCATTCTTTCCACGCCGTCTGCGCCTTCGTTAAATAGAATTGTTCCGGCACGCACGGCATCGGAGCCAAACATTTGCTTAAGCGCATCGCCACGCTCTTTAGGATTAAGTTTTTCGAGAGCTCTACGGAGGACATCCGTTACATCCGATAAAGACTTTAATTTACCCTCTGCGTCATAGAACTGGTTTGTTCCGTCTTTCGTTATGATTCCGAGTTTTTTAAATAATTCCGTGGCCTCTTTGGTAGATGGCGATAAATTCATTAACATCGTTTTTAGCGAAGTACCAGCATCTGATCCCGCTAAACCATTCTGAGCAAAGACCGCTAATGCTGTTGTCGTATCCTTAAACGACATTCCCGCGCCTGCTGCGACCGCCGCCACTGCTGATAATCCGAATTTAAGTTCCCCGACGTCTGTTGCCGAAGCATTGGCCGCCCCCGCTAATAGGTTTGCTGCGTCAACTACTGAAAGATTATCTTTCTTAAATGAGTTCAACGCCGTACTTGCTATCGCCGCCGCATCCGCCAGTTCTAGTTCTCCCGCTGCCGCTAGACTAAGAGCTCCCGTTAAACCACCGTCTAAAACCTGTTGAACCGTAAGACCGGCTTTTAAAAGCTCCCCGATTGCATCTGCCGCCTCTGATGCCGAGTAAGACGTTGACTCACCGGCTTTTTTCGCTAGGTCTGCCAATTGTTCCATCTCGGAAGCGTTAGCGCCGGAAACCGATTTAATATTACTCATTTTCTGCTCAAACTGCGCCGCCTGGCTCACCGCTGTTCCCATTATCGCCGCTACGGCACCGCCTACTGTCGCTGCGGTTATCTGGATCGCTTGGATGCCCGATGTTAGCTCTCCCGCTGCGCTACCCGTCGTCTGCATCGATTGCTGTGCGCTAGCCATGCCTTGATTAAATTCGTCTGCGTTTAATATTAGGCGAGCGCGTATCTCCCCGATATCTGCCATTCGTTTTCCTCCTTTCTAGCGTGCGTTTGTCATCGCCCGTAACTCCTCGAACTTAGCACGGTCAAATTTATTCGATTGTTTTACGCCGATTTCCTTATTAAGTCCAGCGATAAACTTCTTATATTCAGCGTCTTCCATACCGCGATTAGCTGTCGCCAGTAGCGTAGTAAGGTCGTTCAAACGGTCTATAGCGTCTCGTTTACGTTTGGCTTTTAATAACGCCGGCAAATCAACCATATAATAACCGGTTTCTAATTCGACCTGAGAAACGCCTAATACCAAGGCCGTATCAATTAAAAAGTTGTCGAGGCTTGCTTTCTCGCCTTCGTCCGCTATGCTTGTTTCGTCGGAAGAAGGCTCTTGACGTTTTTTACAACGTCGTCTAAACGGTTACGCTTGACCGTCCTTGATAAGTATTCGAATAATTCGTCAACGCCGACATGCTCCGTGATGTATTCAGCGTCCACGCCGCTTAGTACCGCAACAATTTCGGCGATTTCATCAAAGGCAATGTCCAGCGCAGTAATGACGTATGAATAAAAGTCGTCAGCCGGAGCCGAAAGAACTTGAACAATAAGACCGGGTAACTTATCGACTGTACTAAATAACTGCCGCCATTTAACGATCGTTAGCTTTTCTATTTTCACGCGCTTCTCGCCGAGCATCATTTCGTTCTCACTTAGCGACGTAATTTTCGATTTCCAATTAAACACGGATTACACCTCCGTCAAAATAAAAAGGCGAGCCCGAAAGCCCGCCAAATTGTTATACGATTGCAGTCTCGTCACCGAGAATATAAAGCTCTCCGGTTTCAACGTCCGGATAGCCAACGAAAGTAATGTTAACGATACGCTCGTTATCGCTGTCGAAAGTATACTCAGGATCAGCCAATGCGCCAGCTAACGGAATAGTGATCCAGTCGTTTGCAGTGGCGCTGCTATCTGTCGGTTTAATAACTAGTTTCTTCGCCGCTGCTAACATGTCTGCGCCTGCTTGCGATTTAACAACAAGAACCTTCTTCTCATTCGGAGCTGTGCCGCTCTTTGTGAACGTAGAGTTCGGAATAACCTTCGATAATTTTTCAAGGTCGTGCAACGCGAAAGGAACGGTTACTTCGCAAGTACGTCCTTTCATAATCGACTTAACCGGAGTGTCTCCGTATTGGTCGACGGTGATGTCTTGCTTATTTGTAGTCGCTTTAAACTGAATTCCGCCCTTAGTGATATCGAATGTTACGAGGTTTGCGCCTTCGTCAAACTCGACCTTCGCTGGGCCGATAGGTACGTTAATTCCCGCCATCTAATTTTCCCTCCTCAAAATAAAAAGCGCAGTCGCACCGCTAAGGTCGAACCACGCAATCAAAATTCATACTGTATATTGGTCGATTGTTATCGTCGTTTCCGATGTACATTGGCACGCTATTCATAGCGCGTATAATTACGATTGACTCGTCGCCAATCATTACGCCTTGTAGATTCATCAGCTCTTCATGTAACGCATAAGCCCGCGATTCCACTTCCGCAGGATCGTTCGCCTTGCCTCGCAGGAGTATCTGAAAGGACGGTTGCTTCTTTCCGGTCCACTGGCTCGGAGGAAATCCGCCTGTCAGTTTCACGGTCGCACATACGTCGGGAGCGCTCTTAGAAACCGGAAACGAGTTCGGATAATAAACGCCATCGACTCGCGCTTTAATGAACGATATTAATTCGAGTATTTTCAACGTTAATCACCTACCGCATCTT